TAATGTTGCTTTTACAAGTAATGTTGCGTTGTCTGGGACGTATACGACTTCTACTACAACTTGTACGGTGACTGTATCTGCTGGGCATGGGCTTTTAACAGGCGCTAGGGTATTGTTGGTATTTACTTCTGGCGGAAACGCAACTGGGGCTTATACAATAACAGTCACAAGCGCAACTGCTTTTACCGTAGCAGTAGCTAGTAGTAGCAACTCTGGCAACGTGAGCGTATACGCTACTATGTTAATGGAAGTTGATATTACTAACAGTGTGCCTGTTAATGTACTGATTCCCGGCGAAGGTATTTTGGCCAACGACGGCATCTATTGTGGCGTTCCAACCAACATTGCCGCAACGGTGTTCTATGGCTAAGTCACCAGCATGGCAACGCAAAGAAGGGAAGAATCCGAACGGCGGTCTAAACGCGAAGGGTCGGGCTTCCGCAAAGAAGGAGGGGATGAATTTAAAGCCTCCCCAACCCGAGGGCGGATCAAGGAAGAAGTCCTTCTGCGCAAGAATGTCAGGAATGAAAGCAAAACTGACATCTCCCAAAACTGCAAATGATCCAGATTCAAGGATCAACAAAAGCCTACGGGCATGGAAATGCTAACATGCCATCAACAAGTTTAAAACAGCATAAGTTCATGGAAGCTGTTGCTAACAATCCAGTATTTGCCAAAAAGGCAGGTGTTCCTCAGTCTGTTGGACAAGATTTTGCTCAAGCAGATAAAGGTAAAAGTTTCAGTAAAGGTTCAGGGAATCGTGCTGATGTTCAATCAATCAACAGTCCTAAGACCAATCACGGTGAAATGGCTGTTATGAAAAAAGGCGGTGATACTATGGCTTCTAAAATGAACCCCGGTTTTATGGCGATGATGGCTAAGAAAAAAGCTGGAGCACAAATGCCAATGAAAAAAGGCGGTGCTACAAAGAAAATGGCGGGCGGTGGAATGACCGAAGCCACAATGGGTAAAGTTAGAACTAACCCAGGCAATATCAATGGCGTTGCTGACAAAGGCAAAACCAAAGGTACAGTGATTAAAATGAAGTCCGATGGTAAGCCTTTAGGTATGAAAAAGGGCGGAAGAGTCTGTTAATTAGGAGCCGATCATGGCAAAGAATTTAGCTGGGTTAGCAGCTCTTGGTGCATTGGGCATACTAATGAACAAGAGACAAAATGGTACAAACGTTCCTGTAGAGGACCGTAATAGTTCTGCGTCTACACCTGCGCGTAGACCTTCAATGCCAGCTATTGACGATGAGAGTGAGTTTGGCATACAGACTCCCGGCCAACGTGAATACGCAGCGGCTGTAAACCCTGATGATGAAAGTCAGTGGGGTACGGCTGTTCCTGGTCAAGTAGCTTATAGAAAACCTCTTAAACAAACCGCAACAAAGCCTAGTCAAGCGGCTTCTACATCATCTTATGGCTCGCGTTATCCAACTCCAGCCCAGAGATTAACTACATCTAATGATCCTAGGGTTAATCCTGATTTTGATCCTACTTCAGCACAAGGTGCGGGGCCTAGTTCTTATCCGACACAGGGTACGAGGCCATCTACAGGTAATATAGGCCCTACTATGCGGTCTCCTCGCGGCGATATGATTCCAGGCCAGTCTGTGCGTGCTCCTCAAGGCGGTGAGCGTGTAGATAGTACTGAATTAGGCAGAAATGCATTTAATGGATTAAATGCAATGGGCGCTGCAGGAAAATTAGCTGGTGTTGGCAAAATGGCCACTGAAGCAGCTACTATGGGGCGTGTTCAAAGAGCATACAACGCACAACAAGCAGCTCGTAGAGCAGCTGAAGGATTAAGTCCTGCTGAAGCCGCAGCAGCCAGACAAAGGCTAGCAGAAGCTGCTTTTGAAGGCGGTATGAAAAAAGGCGGCTCAGTTAAAGCCAAAAGCAAATCTAAGTCAGTAAAAATGGCTTTAGGTGGATCAGCTCGTTCATCAGCATCTAAGCGTGGTGATGGTATAGCAAGTAAAGGCCGTACTCGCGGCAAAATGTATTGAGGTGAATCATGGCTAATGAAATGACTGGGCTAATGGATCAAATTAACAGCGGCTTTAAAAAGCATGGGCTTAGTACAACTCGTGATGGTAATAACGTCACAGTTACAGGCTCCTCAAATGCTGGCGCAGGACGCGGTAAACAAGGCGGCCCTACTGCTGAAGAAATGAAATATCGCAATAGCGATGCTTATATGTCCCCAGAAGATCAAGCGGACATTAAAGCAGAAAAAGATTTTAAAAAAATGTCTGCTAAAAATCCTAGTCAAAAAACTATGAAAAATGGCGGTTCTGCTTCTTCTCGCGCTGATGGCATAGCTGAACGTGGTAAAACTCGTGGCACATTGGTTATGTGTGGCGGTGGAATGAAATGATGCCATCTAGAGGCATGGGGGATATTAACCCCTCTAAAATGCCAAAAGGGGTGCGTAAAGCTCGCCGAGACGATACTGATTTTACTCAGTATGCTGAAGGCGGCAAAGTGAATGCGGCGGGTAATTACACCAAGCCAAGTCTGCGTAAGCGGATTGTGTCTCAAGTAAAAGCTGCCGCTACACAAGGCACAGGCGCTGGTCAATGGTCAGCCCGTAAAGCGCAGCTTGTAGCCAAGAGGTATAAAGCGGCAGGTGGAGGATATAGAGATTGAAAGCGCCTCAGCAATCCCTCAAAGATTGGGGCGACCAGAAATGGCGTACCAAGAGTGGAAAGCCATCTAGTAAAACAGGTGAGAGATATCTCCCATCTGCGGCAATTAAGTCTTTATCTCCCGCAGAATATGCAGCGACTACCCGTGCCAAGCGTGCGGGGAAAGCGGCAGGAAAACAGTTTGTAGCCCAACCTAAGACAATTGCAAAGAAAACAGCAGGATTTAGATAATGGCTAATACATCAGGATCAGCATCGTTTAATTTAGACCTCTCCGAGATTGTCGAAGAGGCTTTTGAGCGTGTGGGTTCCGAAATGAGGACTGGATACGATCTAAGAAGTGCCCGCCGTAGCCTTAATATCATGTTTGCTGACTGGGCAAATCGTGGAATCAATATGTGGACGATTGATTCTGGGGTTATTAACCTTGTACAAGGCTTGAATACCTACGCTTTGCCTAATGATACGGTGGATTTGATTGAGCATGTGATCCGTACAAACGCTAATAGCATGTCTAATCAGTCGGATTTGACTATTACTCGTATTAGTGTTTCTACCTATGCCACATTACCTAACAAGTTAACCCAAGCTAGACCCATTCAAGTATGGGTTCAACGCATGGATGGACAGCAATACGCGACCACAGCGACTTTAACAACAGCTATTAATACTACAGATACAACCCTTACCCTTTCTTCGACTGTGGGACTTCCTTCAACTGGGTTTATCAAAATACAAGACGAGACAATTAACTACGGGTATGTCAGTGGCAATCAATTGGGTAACTGTTTCCGTGGACAAAACAATACTACAGCAGCTTCTCATGCGATTGGGACACTGATTAGCTACCAGAATCTTCCAGCTTTCACTGTATGGCCTACTCCTGATGGGTCACAACAGTATCAGTTTGTTTATTGGAGATTACGCCGTACCCAAGATGCGGGCGGTGGTGTCAATGTGATGGACATCCCATTCAGATTTATTCCTTGCATGATTGCAGGTTTGGCCTACTACATCGGGATCAAGACTCCAGAAGGCGTTAATCGTCTTCCCGTCCTAAAAGCCCAGTACGATGAGGCTTGGGAATTGGCGGCTGGTGAAGATAGGGAAACAGCGGCTCAGAGATTTGTCCCGCGTCAACAGTACATTATGGGGACATAATGGGGAATAAGTTTGCATCGGGTAGAAATGCGATTGCAGAATGCGATCGTTGTGGCTACAGGTATAAACTAAGTATTCTGAGGAAAGAAATTGTAAAAACCAAGGTTTATAATTTGTTGGTTTGTCCGTCCTGCTGGGACCCAGATCAGCCTCAGTTGCAATTGGGTATGTTTCCTGTAGACGACCCGCAAGGTTTGAGAGACCCAAGACCAGATTTAAGCTACCAAGCATCTGGATTAACTGGGTTACAGATTGAGTTGGGTAGTAACAATACTATAAGTGAGGATGGCTATCCAGCGGGTGGCAGTCGAGTTTTTCAATGGGGATGGAACCCTGTGGGTGGTGCAAGTAGTTTTGATGCGGTTTTAACACCAAATTACTTGATGCCCGAGGTACAAGTTGGTACAGTTACGATAGTCACAACATAGGAGTTAATCATGGCTAAAAGCGATAGCAAAGAAGACATGGCAATGGACAAGAAACAAGACGTTGCAATGATAAAAAAGGCTTTTAAACAGCACGACTCGCAAGAGCATAAAGGCGGCAAAGGTACAACTTTGAAGCTAGCCAAAGGCGGCAAAACCAATATGCAGATGCTTAAAATGGGTCGCAATCTAGCTAAAGTTGCCAACCAACGCAACACTGGAAGGGGTCGATAATGGCTAAAATGAGTCAAAAAATGGGCGGCAAAGAAGTGGGTAGTGCTGCTGTCTATGCTCCTCCTCATACCATGACTGGTAAAAAAGTAGTTGTTACTGAAACTACTGGGCCGACCAACAAAGAGTACATGAAGAACGCTAACGTGTCTGTGGCTAACACTCACAGCAATGAATACCCAGCTCCTAAAACAACTGGTATCAAAATGCGTGGCACAGGCGCGGCAACAAAAGGTTTGATGTCTAGAGGCCCAATGGCATGAACTATACGCAGTTAAAGACAACAATCCAGGATTACACCCAAAACTACGAAACTACTTTCGTAGCGGATTTGCCTGTCTTTATCTCGCAAGCTGAACAGCGTATTTATAACTCTATTCAGTTTCCGTCTTTGCGTAAAAACATGACGGGTGTTTTAACTGCGGGTAACAAATATTTAAGTTGCCCTAATGATTATTTAGCGTCATATTCTTTAGCAGTTTATAATTTAGCTACTCCTACAGCTACAGGTACAGCAGGTTTGTATACCATTGTAGTATCGAGTGCTACAGGGATAGCGTTACAACAATATGTAACAGGTACAGGTATTGGTACAGGCGCATATGTAGTGGCTATATCAGGCACAACTATTACTCTGTCTGTTGTTAATAGTAGTACGGTATCTGGCACAATGAGTTTTCAAAGTGATTTTCTGTACTTGCTTAACAAAGATGTTAATTTTATTAGGCAAGCTTATCCTGGCCCTACGGCTACAGGCGTACCTCAATACTACGCGCTTTTTGGACCAACTACTGCAGGGTCAACCATTACAAATGAGTTAACATTTATTCTTGGCCCCACTCCAGATGCTAATTATTATGCTGAGTTGCATTTTTATTATTATCCTGAATCTATTACTACTGCTTCCAGTGGTACTACTTGGCTTGGGGATAACTTTGATTCTGTGCTTTTGTATGGTTCTTTGGTTGAGGCTTACACCTTCATGAAGGGTGAGCAAGACATGATGTCTCTGTACAATGGTAAATACCAAGAAGCGTTGGCTCTTGCTAAACGTCTTGGAGATGGTTTGGAGCGTCAGGATGCATATCGTTCTGGTCAATTTAGACAGGCGGTCACCTAATGCTTTACCAAACAGCAACAACCAGCTTTAAAGTTCAACTGGCTCAAGGTCTACATAACTTTGGGCCTACCAGCCCTAATACATTTAACATTGCTTTGTTCACAGCAAACGCTAACTTGAGTGCATCAACCACACAGTATGTATCAGGAATGGTAGGTGAGTTGCCCACTGGTTCTGGCTATACGCAGGGCGGTAAACAATTAACGATTACCACTACGCCTACGGCTGGAGTCACCAACGGAACAACCGCATATTGGTCTTTTGCTGATGTATTGTGGTCACCTGCGGCGTTTACAGCTCGTGGGGCTATGATCTACAATGTGAGCCAGAGTAACGCATCTGTTTGTATTCTTGATTTTGGTGCGGATAAAACCTGCCAGAACTCATTCACGATCCAATTTCCAACCGCTGTGGCCTCCAGTGCCATATTAAGAATTGCATAAGGAGATAACATGCAGAACGAAAACATTAAACCCACCGAGGCTTCAGCAGTTTCTGTAGCCACTCGTGACTTTCTTTTAGAAGACGCTAATGTTGTTGGTGCTTTTACCGTGACTTGTACGGATGCTGACGGTAATCTAAAGTGGGAAGAAACCTTTAAGAACTTGGTGGTCAACGTAGGTAAAGAAAGTTTGTTAAATAAATACTTTGCAGGTACATCTTATACCGCCGCATGGTATTTAAGTCTTGTAGATGGTGGAACATCTCCTACTTATAACGCCACAGATACAGCTACTTCCCATGCAGGATGGACAGAATTTACAGGTTATGCAAACGCCACTCGCCCAGCCGCTGCATTTGGTGTAGCAACTTCTACTGGTGGTGGAGCAGGTTCAGCAGGTACGGGATCAATTGCTACTTCCGCAACGGCTTTTGTTATTACGGCGACAACAGGAACAGTAGCAGGGGCTTTTTTAATTACGGGCAATGCTAAATCACCTGCAAGCCAAACGGGATATACTTTATATTCTGCTGGTAGTTTTACAACTGGTAATCGTACAGTTTTGGCTGGCGATACATTGAACGTCACCTATACCGCTAACTGTTAAGGACTCATCATGGCTGCAAAATTTACAATTGGCGAAAATGTCAAAGTTACTCCAGCTCCTGTTGATCCTGCTGGCCCAGTAGAAGCTATGCAAATGGATGCTACGGGCAACATTCAGTATTTGATTTCTTGGGTGGATGAGAACAGCATAACCCAACAAAGATGGTTTGCGGAAGATCAATTGGTAGCTGCCTAATGTATGGCCGTCTATGATGTCTCTCAGTTTGAAACTACTCAAAATGGTAGTTGGGGGATATCCGCATGGGGCGATGCTGTTTGGGGTGGCACACCTTCTGTAACGGATACAACTTTTCCGTCTGGTACATCTAGTGTTCAAATCATTGAAAGTTTTTATTCGCCGTGGGGTGCTGGTGCATGGGGCGATGCTGTTTGGGGTGGGGACTCTTCTTTAGTTGAAGTGATTACTGCTGTAGCGGTTGCTAATTTATCGGTATCTGAGACGGCCACAGTGACTGAGAGCGAAACAGTTATTGCCATCAGCAATGTTGCTTTAACTGAGGACGTCAGCGCTACCGAGACAATTACAACGAGTTATGTAACAAGTGCCGCTGTAACTGAAATCATTACAGCCACAGATGTAGTTGACGCGGGTAATACAATTACTCTGCAGATTATTGAAGGTTTTGCGGTAGGTTGGGGCATTTCAAGTTGGGGAGCAGGTGTTTGGGGTGGAGCGTCCACATTGATAGATGTTGTGACAGATTTTATCTCGTTCAACCCAGAGGTTAATGAAACCGTTACGGTGACAGATGCAGTTTCATCTCAACCCACCTATGCGCTTACGGTATCAGAAACAGCGACAGTCACGGATTCAGTCAGCACAATTCAAACATTTGCTTGTCCTATAGCTGAGTTGGTTGTTTTGGCGGATGTGGTAAACACAACCCAAACATTTGATTGTTTTATCTCTGAGACGGCGACAGCCACAGATAGTTCGTTTGGTGGGTCTGTATACAATTCGTCGTCAAGTGAGACGGCTACAGTAACAGATTCCTACGTTGTAGGGGGGTCATCTCAACTATTTGTGTCTGAGACTGCGGTGGCTTTGGACTCAGTGGCGGGGGGTATTTCAGCTCTTTTGAGTGTTTTTGAGACCATTGTTTTGATGGATTCTTTAACAAATACCCTGACTTCTAGTCTTGCTTTGACAGAGACGGTGACAGTAACAGATTTGGTAACTCCAGCAGGGAGCATCTTTTTTGTTCAAATTGGAGAAACAATCACCGCAACTGACTCAGTTTTTGGTAGACTGTTGTGGGAAATAATTGATGACAGCCAGACTGCTTCGTGGCAAAATATAGATGATTCAGAGACGGTAACGTGGAGCTTGGTCAATACAGCACAGACAGCAAATTGGACAACAATTGATGATTCAGAAACACCGGGATGGTCAACCATTGATGATGCACAGACACCAGGTTGGACGGTAATTTCTACAGTTTAGGAGCATTTAAATGGCAGCAACGACAACGGAACTAGGACTGGTAACCCCGACGCAAGGGGACTTATCTGGTTCGTGGGGTAATACTGTTAATAACGGTATTACCGAATACACAAACATTGCGATTGCTGGCACCCTGTCTTTTGCTGGTGACGGAGCAATTACTTTAGCAAACACCACAGGTAGTGCTTCTGGAACCAACTTTACCGTAACTACAGCGCAATATGCGTTCATTAGAGTTACAGGTACACTTACCACACCCAAGATTATCACTGGCCCCAGCTACAGTAAAACCTACATGGTTGAAAATGCAGCCACAGGTAGCACGGTCACATTCAAAGCATCAGGACAATCAGGCGTATCCATTGCCGTAGGCGAGCGAGCCATTGTGTATTACAACGGCACGGATTATGTAAAAGTTTCATCTAATCTAGTAACCGCTTTAACAGGCACTCTTCCTGTAGCTAACGGCGGTACAGGTTTAACATCAGGAACCTCTGGTGGTGTTTTAGCCTACACAGCATCTGGCACATTGGCATCTTCTGCGGCACTAACTCAGTATGGTGTTGTCTACGGAGGTGGTGCTGGTGCGGCTCCTTCGGCTACGTCTGCGGGTACGGCAACTTATGTACTAACAAGCAATGGATCAGGTTCACCGCCAACATTTCAGGCGCCAGCGGCAAGTGGCATTTCAACAGGTAAATCCATCGCAATGGCGATGATCTTTGGCTTCTAAGGAGTTTTAAATGGCAAACCCAAATATTGTAAACGTCACAAGTATTTATGGAAATACAGCATATCAAATACCATCTGGTACAACTGTAGGCACTACTTGGACATACGATGGTACAACTACTCTAACGGGGTTAAAACCCGCTACAGGCACAGTAAACCGTGTTACTAGCATTGTGGTATCAAACTCGTATACATCGGCTGTTAATGCTACGTTAGGCATATCCAACAACGGAACTTATGCAAGTGGAACGGCATATTACATTGCAAATGCAGTATCTGTCCCGCCTAATGCTTCGTTAATTATTACGGACAAGACAACATCGTTTTACCTTACTGAGAACCAATCTATTGGCGCAATCAGTGGGACAAGTGGTAGTTATTTGACTTTTACTGTTACTTTTGAAGCGATTACTTAATGACTTTCCAATCCCATCCTGGTGGCTTTGTTGGCGCACAATACAACGGACTGAACTATCCTGTTCAGACTGTAGAGTATCTTGTTGTTGCTGGAGGTGGTGGAGGAGGTTATTGGGATGGTGGTGGCGGTGGAGCAGGCGGTCTTTTGCAAGCCACAGGTTATTCAATAACACTAGGAACGCCTATAACAGTTACTATTGGCGCAGGTGGAAGTGGTGGAATTGCGGCAACTGCTGTAAATGGAGTTGATTCTTATTTTGGTTCTATTCGTGCCTATGGTGGTGGTTATGGTGGTGGAAATGGTTCTGGCGTAACTACATCTGGTGGAAATGGTGGATCAGGTGGTGGCGTTGCGGGTGCTGTTGGAGCATCTCCAGGAACAGGCGTAAGTGGCCAAGGCTATGCAGGTGGTGTTGCTAGTGCTACAGCGCCAGCATATGGTGCGGGTGCAGGTGGTGGTTCTGGTTCTGTTGGTTTAGCTGGTACTGCAAACAATGGCGGTGGTGCTGGAACAGGAACTACATCTTCTATTACTGGTTCTCCTGTTCAGTATGCAGGTGGTGGTGGGGGTGCAGTTAATAATGCGGCCAATCAACCAGGCTACGGAGTTGCAGGAGGTAGCAATGGTGGTATTTCTGGCTCTCCAACATTAAGTGCTTTTGCTAACACAGGTGGTGGCGGTGGCGGTGGCGGTGGAAGTATCGTAGCTCAACAAAATGGCGGTAATGGTGGTTCAGGCATCGTAGTCCTAAGATACCCTGCATACCTAAAACAAGCCGCATCAACTACAGGTTCACCTACTTATTATCAAGCAGGTGGATATAACGTCTATGTCTTTTACGCATCAGGAACGATCACGTTTTAAACTATGGCAACAGGACTATTCAACCTCAAACAGCAATTACAAGGCTTGATCCAAGGAGCATGGTCAGGCACAAGCCCATCCAATGCACCTAAGTATCTGGAGTACCTAGTTGTTGCTGGGGGTGGTGGAGGTGGGTATTATGGTGGAGGTGGAGGTGCTGGTGGATTACTTCAAGGATTATTACCAACCACTTTAGGTTCGTCCTATTCAATAACTGTTGGTGGCGGTGGTAATGGAGCTACGATATATTCAGCACCGCCAACCAATGGCTTTAATTCTGTATTTGGCAATATAACTGCTATTGGTGGTGGCTATGGTGGGAATTGGTCAGGAGCCACAAGTAATACTTATGTAAATGGAAACGCTGGGGCTTCAGGAGGTGGAGCTTCTGCTGGGTATAACTCATCATATCCTGGCGGTACACCAGGTCAAGGTACATCAGGTCAGGGTAACGCTGGCGGTCAAGTTACAGGAACATCTTATGGTGCGCCTTATCCTGCGGCTGGTGGTGGCGGTGCAGGAACAGTAGGACTTGGCTCTATAAATGGTGGTACTGTTGCTGGCAATGGTGGTGCTGGCATAGCTTCCTCTATTAGCGGTACAGTAACTGCTTATGGCGGTGGTGGCGCTGGCGGTTATCCTAGTGGAACAAATGCCGTCCAAAACTACGGTGGGGTGGGTGGTGGTGGAGGTACATCTCCTGCAACAGCAAGCGCAGGAACTGCAAATACAGGTGGGGGCGGTGCAGGTGGTGGTTGGTCTACAGGTGCTGGTGGTGCAGGCGGTTCAGGCATTGTTGTAGTGCGATACCCTGGCTCTGTGCAGTATTACACAGGCGGTACTATTTCTTTTGTCACAGGCTTTGTTGTACACACATTTACAGCAAATGGGACATTGGCTCCAAGATCATATACACCTTACACAATTACTTATTTGGTAGTGGCTGGCGGTGGTGGAGGTTGTGGTGGGAACAATTCAGTTGGCGGTGGAGGTGGAGCTGGTGGATTATTAGCAAGTACGCTTAGTGCTGCATTAAATACAGCCTACGCAGTCACTGTTGGTGCTGGTGGCCCTGGCTCTACTGGCAATACAACTCCAACACAAGGTAGTTATTCAGCTTTTGCCTCAATAACATCTACTGGTGGTGGTTATGGTGGTACACAGGGCAATATATCTGTTCCAACAGTAGCTGGTAATGGAGGTTCTGGTGGTGGAGGTGGATTGTTTGCAACGACTGCCGCAACAGGTATTTCAGGCCAAGGTAACAATGGTGGATTTGGATACAACACCAATAATGTTGCTAGTGGTGGTGGTGGAGCTGGTAGCACAGGTTTTGGGCCGTCTGGTAATACTGCTGGTGCTGGTGGATCAGGTTCATCTAGTAGCATAACTGGATCAAGCATAACCTATGCTGGCGGTGGAGGAGGTGGTGCTTATGGCGCTACAAGTGGTACTGCTGGGGCTGGTGGCTCTGGTGGCGGTGGTGCTGGTAGCAATGCTGGAAATGCTACAAACGGAACAACAAATTTAGGTGGTGGCGGTGGTGGAGCATCAGGAACAAGTAATTTTACAGGTGGTACTGGTGGCTCTGGTGTTGTCATTCTCTCCATGCCAACTGCAAGTTATACAGGTGCTATAACAGGTACAGTCACAGTCACAACATCAGGCTCTAATACAATATTGACATTCACAGATAATGGGACATACACAGCATGAGCCAATCATATATCGGTGGTGTAATCTCGGGTACTATGACCCCATTGACGGGTCAGGTGACAGGCTTTGTTGAATACTTAGTCGTTGCTGGTGGGGGTGGAGGCGGTGGTGGTATTGGTGGAGGTGGAGGTGCAGGTGGACTTTTAACTTCTACTGGATACGCAATAACTCCTGGTTCTGCTATTACAGTTACTGTGGGTGCAGGCGGTGCAGGCGGTGCGGCTACTAGTACTGGGACTGGAGTACAAGGCGTTAGTTCTGTTTTTGGTTCTATCACAGCAACGGGTGGTGGCTACGGAATCTATGACCAAGGTGGTCTTCCAGGAGGCAATGGCGGAAGTGGCGGTGGTGGTAGTTATGGTCAATCTGGTGGTACAGGAGTATCAGGCCAAGGAAATAATGGTGGTTCTGGTACTACTTCTGCAAGTTCTTATGGCGCTGGCGGCGGCGGTGGAGCGGGTTCTGTAGGTATACCAGGAACAGGAAATTATGGCGGTGGTGGTGGGACAGGATTGGCTTCTTCTATTACAGGATCACAAATATTTTATGCTGGTGGAGGTGGCGGCGGTCAGTTAAATTCAGGCCCATCTGGTTTGGGTGTAGCTGGTGGTGGTACAGGTGGTAATTATAATAATTCAACTTCAACATTTATTTACCCTATTGCTGGCACAGCAAATACAGGTGGTGGCGGTGGTGGTGGCGCTAGATCAGGCTCTGCTTACACAGGCGGTGGCTCAGGCGGTTCAGGCATAGTCATCATTCGCTACCCAGCAAACTGCGCTCCTCCTGCATCATTTGGGGGTGCAAATGTCCCGCAAGTTTTATACAATAATGGCTACCAAATTTATGTTTGGACAGGTTCTGGTACAGTAACTTTTTAATGGAGAAATCATGGCACATCATGCAAAAGTAATTAATGGCATCGTTACAGAAGTAAACGTAGTCGATTGGGAAACTCTAAACATTGAAGGACATCCTTGGGGTGATCCATCACTCTGGATTCAAACTTCTTACAATACCATTGGCGGTGTTCATACCCAAGGCGGTACTCCATTGAGAGCCAATTACGCTGGTATTGGTTACACCTACGATAAAGAGAACGATGTGTTTTATGCACCTCGCCCCAAAGACAGAAACGGTGTTTCTTGTGATTCATTCACGATTAGCGCACCAACATGGCAGTGGGTTAATCCTGTGGCCATGCCAGTAGAAGAGGGTAAATTCTTTGCGTGGGATGAACCCACCAAGACTTGGATTGATGTAACTCCTCCTGTAACTCCAACGGTATAAATCATGGCTCAACTAAGCGGAATGTGGACTCTCAGTCAAGTTGCCCAAGCAGTGCAAAATGGGCAGTGGGTAGGCTTTCCGACTACAGTTGAGTATCTTATTGTTGCAGGTGGAGGCGGTGGTTCTTGTGCGGGCGGTGGTGGTGGTGGCGTTTTATCAGGCCAAACTTCTATTACTCAAGGAACAACATTTAATGTAACTGTTGGTGGTGGTGGTGCAGGTGCATCAGGCGGTTCTGGAAATGGAACATCAGGGCAAAATTCAGTTTTATTGGCTACTTCATCAGGCGCATTCACAGGTAATTTTGTTGCTTCAGGCGGTGGTGGTGCTGGAGACGCTACTTCCAATACAAATGGTTTAGCTGGTGGATCGGGTGGAGGTGGTGGTGCAGGCGTTACAAATATAGGCGGTTCTGGTGTATCAGGACAGGGAAATGCTGGTGGCACATCATCTTTTAATGCCAATCAATATCCCGCCGCAGGTGGAGGGGGCGCAGGTACAGTTGGATTAAATCCACCATCAAATGCTATAGCTGGTAATGGCGGTGTAGGTATTGCATCTTCAATTAGTGGAGCAGTTATAACTTATGCGGGTGGTGGTGGAGGCGGATGTGCCGCCGCATCTGGTACTGGTGGACTTGGTGGAGTTGGCGGAGGTGGTGCGGGAAAATCGGGTACTGGCGCTGGAACAGCAGGAACTGCAAATACAGGTGGAGGAGGTGGAGGAACAGGTGGAAATACTGGAGCGGCAGGAACAGGCGGTTCTGGAATTGTCATCATTCGTTATCAAGGCAATCAACAATGGTTTGCAGGCGGTACTGTTTCAGCCGCTAATGGGTTTGTTATTCACACATTTATAACTTCAGGCACTTTAGTGTCTCAAGCGCCTACTCAAGTTTTACCTGCTAACACAGCATTGTTCTTATCTTCAGGTGTATGGACTGCTCCTACTGGTGC